CGCTGCTCCTGGTTCTCAGTCGGCAGTGCGTTCTTTGGTTTGCGCTTCTTCTTCTTTATAGGACGAGAAACGTCAGCTGAGGTAGAGACACGGTTCGCATTGTGGAAGCGAGCAATAGCGTCTTTGATGCTATCTTCCCGTGCCATACCTCTACCTTATCAGACTGCGACGGGGCCGGCTACGATACCACAGTACACGCGCCCGCCTGATTTAATGGTTTCCTGAAATACTTCCAGAAACTTCTCATGCTTATGGCCCGTGTACATCACACAGAAATCTGTCATTGGGTTATGCGCTGGCTTACCTGTGTTGCTGGACATCATGGCTATCCTTGGCTCTGAGTACCAAACGCTAGCCTCCCAGCGTAGGCGTTGCCACCACACTTCAGAGGTTGCAGCAGGGCACACGATGATAGCCTCTTCACAATTACCAAGGTTCATCTCGTCCAAGAGCTTATCGATGAAAGCATCCCAGCGTGTGGGTGGGGCGTGCAGAAATACAGATCCACACCATGCATGCTCAAGTCCATCCTCGCGGGCTGTATAGAACCTCTTAGCCCCTACAGTCTCGTTTGCTTGGGTGTCGCTTGCAGGATCTAGGTCAATCGTTCCCATCACAGCCTTTGCAGCTCTCACGATACAGGCAGGCGTTATCCAACTGTTCGGCTTGGTGGCGCGCTTAGATTGCAGGTGCGGAGGTGGAGCGCCGCCAAGGATATGGTCACGGCTTGCAGCTAGAGACTTTGCAGTGAGGGGTTTGCCCTCAGCCATTGCGTGCTCGATAACCTGAATCTGTTCTTCAGGCATAAGCATCGTAAGCTCTCCGGCCTGCTTACCATTAAGCTGCACATCCTTACCGGCTGCGATGAGGTGACGGTTTACTTCACCTTGCTTGATGAGCTTATTGGCCCATTGAGAGCTGCGGCCAAACTGGTCTTTGACGTATGCCTCGAACGTCTCGTGTGATTCACGAAAGAGCTTCTTTTCCTGAATCTCTAGCAGCGCAGAGGCAGCGTTATTGAGATTCATGTAGAGGCTGGTCTCTAGCTGACCCAGGCGATTACGCTCGTTCTGGGTTAATGGCTCAGGCTTATCGATAATTGTTATTTCCATTTCAGTTTCTCCGCTTGCCTGACTGGTAGGCCAGGTTGGCTATATTGTTGTTCGCTTTGTTCTCATCGAGATGGATTGCAAAGAAGCCCCTGGGACGTGGACCCAGGAATGCCTCCAGCACCAACAAGTGTGTGAACTTGGTGTATTTCTTTTTGTCCCTCATCAGACAGACCTGCATAGACCCACGCTTTACGCTGGCGCATTGCTTCATGATGCGGGGCTTTTCTCGAAGGACTTCACTTGAACCTTTGCGCCAACTACGCACGCGGCCCTTGCTACTTACTTCATAAGAATTTTCAAACCCGATGACGGGTAGCCAGCTTTCTGGGTCGTTTCTTTTTGCTGTTGACGAGGTAACCACTGTTCGCAGCCCTCGCGCTGTCCGATGGTGTCGAGTTCGACGTTGTGCTTCTGGCAAATCCATGTGTTGTCATTCCTATTGAAAGTCATATTGCTGCAAGTGCGGCAGTTCCGTGGGAGTTCGGCATTGCTGTGGCAAACATCCTTGGCGCTGCACATCTTGCATTTAAAAAAGTCTGGGGTGTCGTAGAGCTTCGGCGGGGGTGTCTCTTGAGACAGGATATTCTTAGCCCGGTCTACGAGGTGGTTTGTGTAGTAAAGGTCATGCTCAAGCCATTCTGTATAGAGCCGGTCGTCGTCTTTGCAGCGAGAGATGAATAGCCCACGGCTCAGGCCCGACTCGCGCATGTACATTTGGAGTTGGTCGAAATACTGACGGTTGCTAGCCTTAACGCCCTTCTTCTTGAGTTCGTTAAAGCGTGACTTATTTGAAGATTTGATTTCGACGACCACCCACTCATCGGGGTGCTCAGGCAGGCCATAGGCTACGGCATCCATGGACCCCTGAAAGGCAGGCACCTCGCTGCATTGCAAACGAAACTGCCCACCCTCCGGGGTGGCTGACTCTACCGTAACACCTGGGATCTTAGCAAGGTCGGAGACCGTTACTGTTTCCGTGGTGTCACCTGCACGAAAAATGCGAAGCAAACGAGCGGCGTGGGTGGCGATGTAATACCAAAAAAACGTATACCAGATGTAGCGATCACATTCGTGACCAATCTGGGACATTCCTAGGTGTGGTCTCCAAGAGTCTTCCGGTTTTCTCTGTGCCACCATTACCGCATCGAGTGCTTCGCTAGTATTTTTCATCTAAACGCTGCAACCGCTGGTTTAGTCATAATGAACGCCTGCACTGTCAGAATTGCAACGCTCATCATCCAGAGGGCTCCAATGTCATCCCCCATGTGACGATGAAACAAGGCAGAACAAATATTTCCGATAGCAAGAAGCAACGTAAACTTTCTATAGATGTTCATTCTCTTCTTCCTCCTCTTCTTCTTCTTCTTCTTCTTCTTCTTCTTCTTCCATGTCTGCATCTGCTTCGCGCAGTGCATCCCAAAACTCTTCAGGGTATTCGGCTTGCTGTTCCTCGTGGTACAGGGCGCCGTCTAAATCATTGCTATAAATATCTGGTTTGCCTGGCATCAGAGGTCCCTCAACTCCTCGCGAAGTTGCCTGGCCTTCAAGACGCTTTGACGATGCTCATTAAGTGCCAGCTCACCCGCTTCTGCGAGCAGGCCAGTGCAACCGTAATCATCGCCAGCCTTCTGACGTTCGGCAGCATCAGCCATCTTCTGAGTTACTGTGCGGGAGAACTCACCACTTGTTGCAGCGTGATAGGCGGCTGCCGCACTGCTTTGCTTGAGGCATTGACCGACGCGGGTGATTGCTTGCCCCATACTTTCCTGACGAGCCTCTTCCCGCTCAAGCTGGGCGGTTAGTGCATCACGCTCAGCCGCTATACGTCGCTGCGCCTCTGCCCGCAGGGCATCGTAGTCCGGTTCAAACTTTTTTCTAAATGGCCACATTAGAGTGAACTCCTTGCTGGTCGAAATGCCTTTTGCTTCTTGGGGAACATGCGGCGCCAGAGGCCGGGTAATCTCTTCACTCGTTGTTGCACAATGGATCCAAGCTTTTGCCCTGGGCTTGTCATGTCGCAAATCAGCTTGATCTGCTGACACGCCTTCTCGTATAGTTCCCCAATCTCAGCCTGCTCCTCATCTCCTGAAATGCGATAGCGTGACTGGAAAATACTGGCCTCGTTCGAGAGCTTTACGTGTAAAGCCTTCAGTTCTTTGTGGTGCTGCTTTAGTGTCTTTGCGTCTGCTTTGATTTGCTTGATGTTCATTGCAGCACCTCCTTAATGATGATTGCATCCAGGGCGCTGCTGTAGACGGGGCTGACCTCGCCACCACAGTCCCCTGCGAGACATGGGTTCTCTAGCTCTGCCTTGTCGACGTAGATGACTCTCACAGGCTGGAAAGCCGGCTCTGTTCCGGTTGGCCGCCCAAGCTCTGCCTTGATGACCCGCCGCTCCATCTCGTCATTGAAGATAGGTGCAATGCTTTTACGCTCTACGGACTTCGCGGGATTGCGAAAGAAGTTATTCGTTTGCTCATTCTTCACGTTAATGAGACCGGCCATAGCGAGACCAAAGAGAGGCACGATTAGCAGTTTCCACTTACCTGGTTGTTGTTCGTTTTCTTCCATTGTTATCTCCAAGGGTAGGGGGCACTTGCCGGTGCCCCCACCCGGTTAGCTTTGTTGGTCAATCTTGGAAATGCCGCCGTTACGTTCGAATCGGTAGACAGCACTTTCAGGAATTCTGGTGAGACTACCGAGCTTAATGCTTGGCAGTGCTTTGTTTTTGAGCAGTCGCAGCACGGTGTTTTTAGACACCTGCCACCGAGCAGATAGGTCTTTAACTGTTGTGTACATGGTTGCCTTAAAACGGTACGTCGTCAGCGCGGACGCTTACGGCTGGGGCCTGCGGCATTGGTGGCGTTGTCTCCCAGGGGTTTCGCTGCTGCGCACCGTTTGACGGTGTGACCGTTGCAGTCGCCTGGGGCATAGCGGGCATTTGCGGCATGCTTTTGTTGCCGATGGACTGAAACCCTTTTGCTTGATTGTCAGTGGTGCCGTTCTTCTTCTTGCGAATGCCGACGCGAACCATGACGTTCTTTCCAATAAGGTCTTGAGGCTTGCCCCGTCCACCAATCACGGCCATGAAGAGCACACCCATGAAAGCCTTGTCGTCTGCTACCCAGTCCGCCTTGTCGGGATCGGTTGAGCTGGTGTTGAACCACTGACGGAACTGGCGACCGCTGTGAGGGCCTTCTACAACTTCAAACCCAACGGTGAGCTGAGTCCCGTTCTGGAAGTTATTCTCTCCATGCTCACACAGGCTGATACGACAATTGTAGGTACCAGCCGGAATTGGCTGTGAGTAATCTGTGTGTGATGACGCTGCCTGTGCAGGGTCGAATGTGTCAAAGCTGAACGACATTTGCTGTCTCCTGAGTTTGTTGTTGTGGTCCGAAAACCTTGTTGTAGATTGTCGATAGGCTGGGCTGCTCATACGTCAGAACGCCGTTTCTATCTTTTGCGTTGTACTCACCGTCTGGGGTGAATTGGATAAATCGCTGGGTTTGTCCCTGGTCGTTTGTGACGACTCGTAGGTAACCGATTGAGTCGAGGAGGTATGGCCACTCCTTCTCAATCTGCTGACCAGGGAAGTGAGGGCACCATTGCCCAAGTTTGTTCTGCTGCGCCTTGGCGATGAACACGACATGCTGGGGAAGATTACGAAACCCTGTGATGGTCTCGATTGTCTTACGGCCAACGTGCTCGAAGCGTGACCACTTCTGTTCATTGCCTGGCATGATGACGCGGGCCTCATCGAGGTACATCTTGGCGATGCTGCTGGTATCGTCGAGAATTACCCAGTCGTAGGCAGCACAACCTTCAACGGCTAGGTCTGCTCTGACTTCATCAAGCTGTGATGGGTCTTCAATCGTCACCACTGGGATGTCAGCGTTACCCAGGGACTTTAGCCCTCGGTCTGTGTCGATGATGAGCGTTCGTGATGGGTCAGGAGTCGTCAGGGCTAGGGGAGTCTTACCAACCCCGCTAGCTCCAACGATTCCAATCTTTAGGCCAGTCTGCTTCTGCACGGCTGCCACCTTGTTGATAGAGTAGGGCATCAGTTTTCCTTGATCGTCAGGGTTGGCTTTTCAGATGGTGTGGTCGTCAGTGCGCCCTGCTCACAAATCCAGCGGTAGAGTTCCGGGTTTGCAAATTCGAGTGCTCTGAGTTTCTTGAGGTCCACCTCGTACTTGATTCGCACTGGGCGCAGTTCTTCAGGGATTTGCTCGGCGATGGTCTCCCACGATGCGGTGTTGATTTTGCGGTTCAGCTTGCCCTGGGTCGTTACCTTGTACGCACCAGTGTCAAACGTTCGGCTGCCGTCCTGCTCGTAACCGATGATTGCAATGATTTTCTGGTCCAACTGGTTGATGCTGGCCGTTACCTCACGCTTGCGCTCTTGTAGTTGCAACCGTGTTTTAAGAAGGTCTTCAACCTGTCCTTGTTGTGCTTGGAGCTGATCGGCAGCTTCTCGTAGTGTGCTCATTTGTCTTCTTCCTTTGCTGTTTCGATTCCCGCAAACGAACGGAGCTTCTCCATATCGATGCGGTAGGTTCTAATTTTCGAAAGCTCACGATTGCTTGTGACCTTCTCGGGAGTCTTGAAGCTGTAGGTTCCATTGCGGCTATCGATGGCCTGCTCAGCAGCAAGCCGACGACAGAAGGGTGTTACGCCATAGCCGGCAAGGGAGGTCTGAAGTGCTGGCCGTGTGATGTATAGCGTGCCTTCATCAACCCAACCGTAAAGCTTGCCCCGTGCTCTTGGTCTGTAACGCTCATCGTAGAAGCCGCCTTCAAGGAAACCTGACCCGGTGTTCTCTTCAACAAAGCTCACCAGCTTCTGTGCCGCGAGCCGTGCAGCGTCTGTCTTTGTGGCACCATCCTGCTTGAGCCATACGCCGAACATGGTCTGAAACAGCTCCAGGATTTTCGCCTTAGCAGGAATCAGCCCAATCGCTCTGGCCAAAGTTCCGCCCAGCACACCGATAGCTAGCCGTGCCGCTGCTCTGGACTGCGCACCATTCGGGTCTGTGATGCCGTTGCCGTTGAGGATCTTAAGTGTGAAGTCCTGGTGTTTGCTTCGCCAGTCTTCCAAGGTTGCCTCATCAGCGTTGCAGATGTGCTCAACGAATCGCTTGCAGGCATATCCGCTGGTCTGCTCCATGAGACGCTCGAACTCTTGAACCTTGTGGTGCTCCTGCGCCTTGTAGAGGGCCGGGTGCCCGGCATCGATTCCTAGGACTCTGTGATAGTGGCCTGTCTGTGCGCGAGCCTCTTCAAGCTTGCTGGTTGGTGACGCTTCACCACATCCAAGCCAAAGGACAGGGCAACCGTACGCCTCACGGATTGATGAGTCTTGGTTGAGTGTGCCTCGACTGAGCCCACTGGCTGCCATTACGAAGTCAGCAAATTCCTGTGCGCTGACACACTGGGTTTCCTCGATACACATAATCTGGTCGCGGTAGGCTTCTGTTTTTCTGTGCAGTTGTTTCTGGGAGCTTGTGAAGGATTCAATCTTTCGTTCACCGTGCAGGACGTTCCAGCCAGCTGCGGCCCGTGCCATACGGATGGCGTTGGTTTTGCCTGTGCTCGAATCCCCACAAAAGACGACGCCACCGTGGCAGCGAATGCCCAAGGGTCTCAACAACGTAGACCCAAACGCTAAAGAGGCAGCGGCAACTGCAAGCTGATAGCCATCATCAAGTGCGCGTGTGATGGCTTTCGTCCAAGCAGTGGCGTCGTCGTGGCAGATGAGACTCGGGAGAAACTCTCTTCTGCCTGCCGTGAAGGAGTAGGGGGGAATATCCTCTTTCTTCACAGACTGTGGTTGTCCCCAAATGATTGGGGTGCCGTTGGGCTCACGCCCTACGATATATATGTCCTTACCCTCGTCGGTTGTTTGCCAGCCGGTTGAGTCGAAGCGTTTGACCCTGGTGGCGGGCTCGGCGGCTTGGCAATAGCGCCAG